AATTACCACAAGGAACATAAACTGTAGAATTTGGAGCTAATAAAGCTGTAGATGCACGACTAAAGTCATCCATATAAACAATTCCTACAGCATAATCTCTATCACTATGAAGACTTTCTGTACTACTAATTTCTTGATAAGTTGCTTGAGCTATTAAAACAGAAAAATATTCTGTTACAATATTTGTAGGAGTTCCAAGTGCAGGGTCGGTATTTGACCATTGCATTGCAGGAAATTGTAACACTAAGTTATTATTTACTTCTGAAGCTAATATTGGTCCTACAGCCGGATAAACAGTAGAACTAATTCCTGACGTATATGCAAAAAATGTATCTAAACTATTAGGCATTTCACAGTTAAATGTGTCTGTCCATGTTGTTCCTGTACATGCAGTTACAACGGATTTATTGTTTGCTACAGTAGCAGATAAAATATCTTGAAATTCTACAGAATTAACCAAAGACCCTACTGAACTGTAATTTGTTGGTAAAGTAAAAGCAAAAGCAATTGTTATGTCAGCTATTTCAGCTCCCGGAACAGGACTTCCGGAGAAGCTATTGTGAGTAAAAGTAATGTCAAGAGTAATTTGTCCTCCTTTTATTAAATTTGCTCCTGTTAAGTCAATTGAAACAAGTGAGTTTGATATAGTTCTAGTTCCATCAATAGTATAAACACTATCGCTTAAAGCTTCTGTTAAATCTTCTAAACCAATTGATTTAGAAACTAATGATGTTGAATAGTCTAAATTTAACCTTTCACCATTTACATCTTTTAAATTATATCCTTCAAAATAATTTCCATAGATTAATCTATTACCAATTAATGTTTGAGCCTTAGACTTTAAAGGTACTGCATCGTATAATCTCCCTAATTGGTCAAGATTTAATACTGTAAATATTTGATTACTATCAAATTGAATGTCTACATCTTGATTATCTGCATAGCCAAATTCTTCTTTACTAAATTTATCTATAATGTTTAATATTGTTCCGTTAGATTCTTTGAACAACACTTCTACAGCTGTAACCAACTCACTTCCGGTGTTGAACGTAACGGTAACTCCATTTCTACCATTCTCCATACCATTATTTAAATAGTCGTCAGAACCAAAACGAAAACCTTTAGGAATAAAGGCGGGTTTAGACCATTGAGACGTAGCAGAAAAATCATTATCTTCATACTCATATCTATAAGCAAAGCACAATAACTTGTCTTCTAAATAATTATTATCTCCTGCAGTATACAAAGATATAGGAGGACTAAATGTTGGTGGTTTTTTTATGACTAATAGTGATTCAGCTGTAAATACATCTATTAAATTAAATGGATTATCATAATTTCTAGTCACATTAATAAAACGAGGAGGATTTGTATTATCAGTAAAAAATAATAAATCTTCTATTTTATCAACATTTGATATTAAAAAAGATGGATTAAAATTTAAAGTAGTGTTTGTTCCTGTCGCACCTTCTTTTAAAGATATACAATGATATGTTGTTGTATTAGACTGTTCGTCATAAGAAACTATTAAATCTAACTTACCCGTAGGCGAACCTCCAAATGTTGGGTCATGAACAAAAAAGTAAATAGTTTCCTCAGAACCATCTGAATAAGCTCCTATACATCTAGCATCAGAACTTAAAGCTTCATCGTTAAATTCAAGTGAAGTTATTTTAGTGTTTCCTTTAGAGTTTTCTACTGAACCAATTTCAGATGCTTCTGTCGAACCTAATCTAACATTTAACGCATCTATATATTGACCATTAGGAATTAAGCGTTCATCAACGCTTTTATTCATTTTACCCTGTATAAAATTCTTCTGTATATTTGCCATTTATTTTATCCATTTGTCTTGTCCTCTCATGTTTTGCATAAGACGACCCGGATGAATGTTGCTTAATCTAATTTTGGCATTTCTTAATAGAGCTGATTTGTTTTTTCTAGCTCTATTCACAACAAATTCTTGAACACCAAGTTTACTGTTTAATATAGCATATTGTATGTATGCATAAATATAATCCTCAAAAAACTTATTAACTGTTACTTTAGAGTCTATTCCATTTTCCATACCATCCGATATGTATTCTAAAATTGCAAGTTTATCATTCATTGCTGAACTAAAATTAATTACCCCTGCTTTTGCATCTATTCTAAATGTAGGATTGGCATTAGCGGTTTCAGTATTTAATCCCCACGAAGTTCCAATAGCCATATCAAAATACCACGCACCATTAACTTCCCATCCCCAATATCCATTATAAGGCGCACCGTCATTTAAATATTGCGTCCTTTGTCTGTTTGATAATCTTTCTTTTGTAAATTCTGAATTTTCAGGTTTTAACACATTACCGTCTTGGTCAAATAAAATATTACCATTGTTGTCTTGAAGATAAGCACTAGCACTATTTATTTGTACGTTTTCTACTAATGGTCTAAGAACTCCTTGATATGATAAAGATATACGAACCCAATTAACATAATCAGCAGGTAAAACATATCTTAGAGTATCACTAATTTGTAATTCTAAAACTTTAACTTCTTTAAATGCATCGTAATTTAATTCTTGAATTGCTCTTTTTGCATGAAATAATATTTTATACCTTTCTTCGTTATTAACTAAAGAATGATTACCATCATACATTAAAAGAAAATTAGTTACTATATCAGCTAAACTTACATACTGATATGAACCCCAATTCTCGTCTTGTGGGTTGGTGTTATTATTTGTATAGTATTGATATTCAGATATATATGCCATTATTGTTCGTCTTGGTTTTCAATTGCGTCTTGTCCTAGTGCAAATTGCACTACTTCAGGTTCTCTTATTTCCATTCCTGCATATTGTAAAATTTTATTTACCAAATCTTGAAAGTAATCTAATGGTAATTCAAAGTCTTGATAACTTGGAGTTATGCTAAATTGAGGTGTTTGTGCTGCTCCTAAAGATACATACGTCCATACAGGTGTTTCAGGGTATCTTATATATTGAGCTTTAACTTGACCCTGTGCTACAATCGTATTAGGAAATACTGTTAGTACACTTCCTTCGGTTGTGTAAGCAGGATATTCAGTTGTTGGTGCTGTATATAAAGAGTTATTAAGTAATAGTATTTTGCTTTGACTAACTCGTTCAGCCTCACCCGTAAAAGTAATACCATCAGCTTTAAATGCTATAATTTTATTTATAAAGTAAAAATCTGAACCTGTTGTGACTACTGAAGGTAAAGTATATTGATTATTTGCTAAAGTAGTTAATGCAGCTGTTACAGAAAACATATCTATAACTTCAACTAAACCTTTTTTAATATCGGCATATCCTGTTCCTTGAGCTCTTGCGTTTTCTTTATTTACTTGATAATTATATTGATAAAAAACATCTTCAAATAAATCTAATTGAGCTTGTTGTGCATATAAATTAAATTCAGTAGGAGTCAAATATCCGTAGTTATTCTTATTTAAGACAGCAAGAACAGCTTCATAAATTTGTTGTATCATCTGTAATCTTTTCTACAAAGATAAGTAAAAAAAAAAGAGGCTAATTTTTTTAGCCTCTCTTAGTTTTATTATTTTTCTAACCTCTTTTCTAGAAGTTTTAAAGCTTCTAAACCTTCATCAGATTGTAGGTATGATGATACAATATATAAACCATCTTCGCCAAATGGTATAGTTACCATACGTTTTTTATTAGAAGATGTATTAAAATGCACATCACGTTTATTGTTTTTATAAATCAATAATTTAGCATCAAAAAACATTTGTACTTTTGATTGTAATTTTAACATTGGGTCATTAACAATATCCATTAATTCATGAGGATTGTTTCTTGCATAAACCAACATATCTCTTTTTAATTCAGCTGTAGACATTTTACTTACGTCTCCAAACAAAACTCTACCAATCATTTCTAATTGAGATAAAGACATCTGTCTAGCAACAATTAAAGCATCAACCTCTTCATTCATTATCTCTACATCTTCAGCAGCTTCACGACCTTTGTCGACTACTTCAAATAAGAAATTATTTTGAGGATGTAATTCTAAAAACATTTGTAATACTTGATTTTGTTTTGTTACCCTTAACATACCATCTTCAAATACAATTGGTTCTAAAACCACGTTTCCATCTTGTTGTTCTACAAATGGAGATTTTTGATTTGTTGCATAACGCAGAGGTTTATTAACTCCTGTGTCTTCGTCAAAATGTAATAAGGGAAATCTTTTACTATGTTGGGAAGCTAACATAAAAGCTAAAGGAGCTTTATCTCCTTTTAGTCTATAGACTTTGTCTATAAATTCTTTTTTAGTTTTCATTATATATAATTTAATTAAAGTTAAAAAAAAAGGGAGGAGGTTAATCCTCCCCTTTGATTGTTGTTATTCTTATTATGCTTTGAATAAGAAGAAGTTGTTAGCACCTAAAGTACAAACTGCTCTTTCAGAAAGGAAGTTTACTTCCATTGCATCTAAAGAAGATGTTTGTGCTCCACCTGCAGAACCTGTAATCCAAGACTTGTAACGTCTGTCTTCAGATTCAGAAGCTCTGTATCTAACATGTAAGAAAGGTCTCTTAGCGTTTTTACCAAGTATTTGGTCATAAACAGTAGTTGAACCTGCAGGAACTAAAAGTCCATTTACAGCTCCACCAATTAATCCACCTCTCATTGTTGGGTCATTTAAGTATTTCCACTCAGACTTGTAGAAGTCGTAACCTCTTCTAAATCCTGTGAATCCTAAATTCAACGCCATTTCTTCATCGTTATCAAATAATCCGTAAGACGAACCACCTGCTCCGTAAGAATTTTGAGCTGCTAACATATCATCAATATCAAATGAGAAGTTTCTATTTACGAAAATTACATTTTCTTCAATAGCTCCTTGCTTATCTAATCTAGAAATGATTGTGTCAAAACCTGCTAAATCAACAGGATTTCCTGCACCCCAAACGTTTCCTCTGCTTTCTACAACGTAGAATACACCTTCAGAACCTTTGTTACCTGCATCAGCATAAACAGCTTGTGTTGCCACACCTGAACCTGCTTCAGCCGGTACTGCTTCTATCATAGAAGTTTCTAAGTAATCATCAAAACGTAATCTTGTTTCATGCTCAGATTTTAGATACCACATGTATCCGTTAGCTCCATCTTCAGTTTGAATTTCAATCCATCCGATTTGTGCCATATCAGAACCTGATACTTGGTACTTATCTTTTAGAATAATAGGAGAGTTTTCAAAAATGAAATCATTGGAAATTAATCCACCTTCCATTCCTACTACACCTTTTTTGAATTCAGAACCGTAAATAAATACAGATACTGTTCCTGCGTAAGCTGCAAGTCCTGCTGCTTCGTAAAAACTAACTGTAAAAGTAGTAGCTGTAACCGCTGTTACAATTCCTTTATTATTTAAAGCTGAATTTGCTGTATCATCCGATAGCATTACAGTTTGACCTTTTCTAACACCAATCTGTCCTGCTGCTCCTAATGGAGCTACTGAACCTGAAGGTTGTCTTGCCGGGTCAATTTGTGCTGCGGGAACTGTAAACACTTCTGATGTTGCTCCTGCTGCTGCACCACCTAATACACAATTTACATATTTAATGTGAAGTCTTCCTTGTTCTGCCCATTTGATAAGGTCAGAATTGGAAGGCATTTCTGCTCCAACCATTCTTAAGAATGATGAGATTGTTCTATTACCATATCTCTCAAACTCTTTTTCGTAAGTATCCGGTAGATACTGATTCAAAAAGTTAAATTGAGTATTGCTAATATAATTTGACGACAACGCTACTTGTTGAGCACTTGGCTGCAACTGAAACGTTGGAGTATTTAATACTGCCATAATTTTTAATTTTTAATTTTTGTTAAACTTATTTATTTTTTACACTTTTAATCCTTAAACCCCGACCTGAGTCTGCGTTTAAAGCTCTAACTTTCATGCCTCCTTGTGTAGTAGATGACTCAGGTGTTCTACGCATATTCATACTAACATTTTTTGTTTTACGAACTACGTCTGTAACACCATCTGCCTGACCTTGTTCATAAAAGAACTTAGCATACTTTTCAGGATTCATAGCAAGTGATAAAGCTCTGTGGTAACCTTTGGCATCGGCAATCAAACCTGTTTCTTTATCCATAAATTTATTTATGAAATTCATAACATCTGATTGCTTAGATTTTAACTCTGATGCATCACCGGGACTATAGGTAATATTTTTATCGCCTAACGTAAACTCAAAACCTTTGAATTCTTTTGAAAAAACTTTGTTAGTTTCTTGTGAAAACCAATCGCTATTTTTTCTAGCCACATCCTCATTACTTTTTGCACTCTTAACATATTGCTCAAACTTTTGATATTCTTCACTATTTTTAGAACCATCAACCGGTCTTGACTCAAGTGGTTGCTTGTATTGTTCTTTTTGTTCGTTAAAATATCTTTTAGCTTTAACAATAACTCTTTTCTTTGCTAGCTTTCTTTTTTTAATCGACTGTTCATCATCTACATCTTCATCAAATCTGTAATCGTCTAAAAGCGAATCTACATCTTCTGAATCTATAGCTTCTTCAGTTGCTAAAAAATATTCAGCTAACAAATTATCAGGCTGCATTTCATCAAAGTCTTTGTTTAAATTAACATAGTCATTGATTCCTCTGCCTGTTTCTTTTTTATATTTTAAGAAAGATGAAACGTCTTCCGGTAATTCCGGAGTTACTTCTCTTTCTTGCATTAACTCATCAAATGAATTAATTTCTTTATTATATCGTTTGCCTAAAAATTCTAAAACTGACTCATCAGTCATTTCTATTTTCTCTTTAGACATTTCTTGTGTATCAACAACAATCTCTTGTTCCTGATTCTCTTTAGCTTTATGATTATCTAAAAGCTCTTGTTCAATTACTGCCTTCCCTTTTTCGGGTGCAGAAACTTCTCTTACTTTAATATTTTCTAAATTCATTTGATTTTATTTTAATTTATACAAAGTTACATATTATCTTTTAATTTATCTAGGGTCAAATTCTGATAAATCAAATCCATCTAAACTATCTTCGTTAGATTCAAATGATTGCGGTGGTAAATTATTTTTCTTTTGATTTATTAAATTAGACTGTTGAGTATTTTGTTGACTAATCCTGCCTGCTTTAGCAGTTTCTCTTTCTTGTTCTCTAGCTCCTAAAGCTTCGCTTTCTACGCCTTTCAACTGCATGTTCATTTCAAATTCTTTATCCATTAACCCTGATTTTAATTCAGCTTCAACTTTTAACTTTTCTATTTCAAATGCAACATCCGCTTGTCTATATTGTAATTTAGCTTGAGATTCCATTTGAATTTTTTGCATAGCCATCTGAGCAGCCATTTGTTGTGACTGTTGATTTACCTTTGCTTGCATAGCTTGTTTCATAGCTTCTTTCTTTTGGTCTTCTTCAGCTTTTCTTCTACGCTTTAATTTTAATAATTGATTAGCCATTTTAATATTTCTCAGTCCTCTTATATCAATAGCATCTTCAAGATTAATATCACCTTTTGATAATGCCATTTGAATGTTTTGCTCAAGCATCCTTTTTTGCTCTTCATCAGGAGATACATCTATAAATATTCCAAAATCATATATATATAAATCTGATATTTCACCTAAAATAGAAACATTATATTTTCCTATCTGATTAATAAATTCATCTTTAAAGTCAGAATATTCTAATACATCAGCCACTCTATAAGATAATGCTTCAGCTAAAGTTCTGTATATATATAAACTTGCATCTAAAATATGTCTTGTAGCTGTATTACTATTTAATGCCGCTAATTTTTGTACACCAACTAAAGCGTTGGGGTCAGGAGTAGAACCATCTCTAGCCTCATTCAAACCTGTTACTGTTCTAATCATATCCATATAATGATTATAATTAGTAAGTAGCATTTGAGTTTTACTAGCTCCACTATTAGATGTTAATTGCTGAATAGGCACTCTTGCATTATTAAATTCACCGTCTTGCGTATAGCTTCTACCTATAACACTACCTGTTTGAAAATATAATCTTAATGCATCTTCAGGATTATATGCTGCTCCTGTTCCTAAATCCACTTCATTCAATCCATCAGCATCTATAAATACTCCGTCAGGAACTACTTTAGATATTACTTGTTGTAATTTTAAATGAGTAATTTGAATTAAATCTGCAAGTGGTATCATTCTTCTAGTTAAAGATTCTATATTACCTTTATACATTCTAGGTGCAACAGCTACATAATTAGGCATAGCATGTTGAGAAGCTGATTTAGGTCTTACCATGTTTTTAGCAAGTTCCCATTTCAAAATAAAATTAGTTCCCATTACCATTACTCCGTCATACCATACATCAATTCTTTTTCTAACTGTTGTAAAGTTTCCATCTTCCATTACATCTTCAGGAGGATTGAATTGGTCGTCTTTTTCTATAACACGAGAACCACCACCTTCTAATTTTTTCTTTTTATAAACATACTCTTTAGTTGTTTTGTAATTAAAATACATTACAGTAGCTGTGTCTCTATAAAAAATACTGTTTTGGAAATGTTGTGCTGTATTAAAATAATCATACCAAGACTGACTATACTTACTAATATCTTCTAAATCCGATGGCGTAAGAGATGGGTCTATTTTTAATAATTCTATTATTGGAAGTGTTTTAATTTCTCCCCAATAAAAACAATCTTTAAAATGTTTATCTTCTGTATAGCTGTATACAACATTCGCAGGGTCAACATAATCTATTTTAACTCCATTACCTTCTTGAAATGTATGTCTAGCAATTCCAATCCCAATCGTTGTAATATCATAATCAATTTGTTTTCTTATATCTTGATAATGATTTTCATCAAATAATGTATTTATTGCTGTCTCTTCGGCTATTTCTAAAGCAGGTTTGTAATTTAAATTCATGTACAATGCAAGCTCTTCGTCATTTTCCGGCAAGCTATCAGCATCTGTAATAAAAGGGTCAACGTCAAAATTCTTTTGAATATCTTGAAGTATAGGCTTTGCTGCCATTTGACCTTGAATTACGTCTTGATATTTACTTCTTTTTTGTTGAGACATTGCATCTTGTGCATAGCAATCAACTTTAAATAATCTATCAGACATACCATTAACAACAATGTCAACAAACTTTGGAATTATAGGAACTATAGACCAATCTAAATTTAAATAAGATAAATCACCATCAACAGCTAACTCATTTTTATATTTCCCTATACTTTGTTCACCTCTTGCATATAATCTCAATCTATTAAATGCTCCCCATTGACTGTAATATCTACTTCCTACACCATCTTTTCTGAACCACTCATACTGAATAGCTTGTCCTATCTGTAAACCAAACTCCATTGTAGCTTTTTCAGAGTCAGAAACAAACTGACTAGGGAATCCTGCGGCAGTTATATCTATATTAATTTCTTTCATTTATAAAATTTTGCTTAAAGTTCCTGTGTTAGTGTATGTTGCAAAGTTAATGCTTATTTTTGACTCTTTTTTGATTGGTAAATATAGGTGTTTCTGATTAGCCATAATAGCTAAACCCGAACTTATAGTTGCATCAAAACGAGTACGATTTGAAATATCAAATTTTGCCCAATCTTCTAAAGTTCTAATGAAAGGCATTGTACCCATATCGTCACTATTTCTAAAAGTTCCTTCTAAGTCTAAGCCAACATGTTTTTCAATGTAAGATTCTATAGCTGATGCATGAGATTGTTTTACGTCCTCACTAGAATTAGGAATACCACCTAGTTCCCTTTCAGTTTTAGATAATTTATTATAAACTTTATCAGGACGATTTAAACTAAAACCTCTATACCCACGATTTTTAAAATGATACAATAATCGAGGTTTATTATTTTCACATAAAATAGGCATACCATAAAATACACATGCCATTAATATTTCTTCAAAAAATATTTCAGCCGTCTGCGGTCTAGCAACATATTCTAAAAAAAATTCATTGCTCGGAGCTTCATCCATATTAAATTTAGTCATTCCATGCAACGCACCATTAGAACCACCTCCACCCACA